AGAATATGGCAACAATCCCACCAGGACGCAGTCCAGGACCGCCAGGAAGTAAATACGCATTCGTTGGTCCCAATTTTTTAAGATTCGCGGAAAATGGTAAGCCTCCAGTAGGATACGCCTATGACCCATACCGAGATAAATTTTTTCCTGACCCAAATTACCAAAGGCAACTAGAAATAGATCAAGGTTTAAGACCACCAGATCCTAAATCGCCAGGATTAGCAGGTACTTTAGGGACAGTTGCGGGGGTAGCAGGAGTTCATGCGGTGGGGCAGCAAATTGGTAGCAGTGGAGCTGATATAGTTGGTAATGCAATATCAGATGGTGCAGCCACAGCAGCTGGAACAAGTAGTGCAGCAAGTGGTGCAGCAAGTAGTGCAACAAGTGGTGCAGCAAGTGGTGCAGCAAGTAGTGGAGCAAGTGGTGCAGTAAGTGGTGGAGTAGGTGGTGCAGCAAGAAGTGGTGCAGGTGGTGCAAGTGGTGCAAGTGGTGCAGCAGCACCACCAGTTGAAGGAGCAGGAGCTGGTAGTGTTGTAGGCCCCGCACTCTCAACAGCGGCGACCCTTAAAGGTGGGTACGATATTTTCAAATCTCAACAAAATGGCGGGGAAGGTATTAGGAGTGCCACCACTACTTTCGGCGCGGGAGTAGGCGGTTTTGCGGGCCCAGTAGGGGCCGCGGTAGGCGCAGGTATGGGCAATCTTGCGGGTTATGGTCTACAGGACGACGGCACGAAGAATAATCTAGCGTTGGCAGCTAATCCAATTACATGGCCATTGTTAGCCGCTCGACTAGCTGGCGTTGAATTATTTCATAAATCAACAAGACAAGTACAGAACGAAGTTACGCAAAAACTAATAGAGGAAGCAGGTGACGACCCAATAGCACAAGCTTACGTGATGCACGCGAGGCAGGGATTTGACGCACCGAAACCGCCACGCGATCCTAACGCCAAAGGTGGTGGTAAGTATGATAGCTTCGAGGAGTACAGAGAAGCAGGATTAGAAGCCCCCGATTTAACCCACGTCGAGGGAAATATCGACGCTTACTCGTTACAGAAATGGGCAGCACTAACAGAAGACCAACGAATAGCTGTGACTCAAGCTAATATTGATTCGGATATTTATTACTCTAAAAAAGGCAGCGTATTAATAGATGATAAGGAAGTAGCGTTAGCGAATTTTGAAAGAGTTATAAACGGAGTAACCCCACAATCCCCAGTACAGCCAACCGGATTAATGGCAACAGGAGAAACGTTAGGGGCTAAGCCACTATCGCCAGGGCTGATAAATCCTACACCTCCGCCAGTAGCTAGGCCAACCGGATTAATGGCAGCGGGAGATACTTTAGGGGCTGTGCCACTATCGCCAGCCGTAGGAGCTAACGCGCAAGGCGCGGCTGCAGCTACTGGCAACAAAAAGGTGATAGATGCACTCTTTGCTCAACCAACGAGAACCGGCACTAGCCCAGGTTTTGACGAGAATGGAAATAGAATTAATTACGGAATGATAGGAGTGGGCAGGTAATGGGTTCAAGGCTTATACCACTAGTGCCACCGGCTAAAGGATTGAATACAATTAATCCTCTTGTTGATTTCGAATCTGGCTATGCTAGGGAGCTCACCAATTATTTTATGACGACCGGCGGATTAAAAATCCGCCCTAATGTTGGCAATATTTATATAAAGACCGGAGCTAATACAATCTTCCACCACGATGGTCAGTATGCAATTTCAGATAACGGAGATATTTACAACCTCGCTACAAACTCAACAAGCTCTGATATTGGAGGAGCGTGCCAACGGAGGGCGGGAAGTTACGTTAAACATCTAAGTTTGGACCTGGTCTTTGGCGGCCGCCAACCACGAATTGTTGCATATCCTTTTACTGCATGGACAATTACGCCGATAAGTGGAGGTATTACAGCAACTGCCATAGTAGCCGGATGCTCACATAAGGCTCGGTTGTATTATACAGACGGCACTACTATTGAATATACAGACATAGGTCAAATTACCGGGGCTGTTGTAGATGGTTTCGGCGGGAAGTTTCTAGTCAGCCAGTTTATGGATGGTCAGTTAATTAGCAGAATCTTTAGCATAACCGCGCCGTCGGGGAATTTAACGGAAAATGTATTTGTAATTTTCGGAAAAGGCGGAAAAGTCTTAGTCTATGCTGGCGATTATCCTGGTTCGGCAAGTTGGAGCCTTATTGGTACACACGACATGTCGGCTCCCATAGGGGGGGACGTCGGTTATGTAGAGAAGGATGGGGATATATATGTGCCGACTCTCAAATATGCTTACTTGGCAAGAGATTTATTATTAGGGGGCGGTTACGCTTACGAGAATAGACTCACTAAGGATATCGAGAATCTGTGGCAAAATCAAAACTGGGGTCAGCCAACGGCTGCTGAAGTGCCGCATAGTTTCCATTTGGATAGAGATAGTGTCAGTGGGACGATATACGATCTATTTATAACAATGTGCAGCCAGTGGGATGTAGATTTTGGCGCTGGAGGGCGATATAAGAATGACGGAATGTATTTTGTTTATAATAGAATAAACAAACATTGGTCAATATGGATAATGACCCCTCTTTATGCACCAGTAAGAGCAGTTGCTGGAATTGTGACTGGCACTACTGAAGATGGTGGATTGTCGTATATAGGTAACGACCCGGAGATGCGGGATTTTTATGAATTATCAAACGCCGCGGCAACAGTAGATATAATAACTTCTTGGAAAACCCCGTATACTCCGTATTATGAAGGCCGATATCAGAAGCTAACAGGAGTAAGACCTTTTTTTAAAAACACTTCATCGGGATATTTAGATAAGTTTCGTGCGATCTATGACTATTCAGATCTAAACGCACCATATGGATTCTACACTCAACCTTTATCGACAGAAATTAATCCTGATAAATTTTCAGACGCACAAATTGATCTGGCTATGAATACTCATGGATATTATCAGGGGTTTAAAGGTTTGGCAGGGGCTGGTACTAGTGTGAGCCTACAATTTTCGCAAACGAGAAAACAGGGGTCAGCAAATAAGCAGTCACATGAAGTTTATGGTGGCACGGCATATGTGTCTGACGGCGGCATATTATATTGATATAGGGAATTATGAAAGCTAAAGACAAAAAAAAAGACAAGCCACCGGTTAATCAAAACCCGCCTCCAGGTAGGCCGGGCAATCAAAACCCGCCTCCAAATAGGCCACCGGGCAATCAAAACCCGCCTCCAAATAGGCCACCGGTTAATCAAAACCCGCCTCCAAATAGGCCGGGTAATAATCCAGGTAGGCCGGACGATACTCCAGGTAGGCCGGGTAATCAAAACCCACCTCCAGGTAGGCCGGGCAATAATCCAGGTAGGCCGGGTAATCAAAACCCGCCTCCAGGTAGGCCAGGTAATAATCCAGGTAGGCCGGGCAATAATCCAGGTAGGCCAGGTAATAATCCAGGTAGGCCGGGCAATAATCCAGGTAGGCCGGACGATACTCCAGATAGGCCGAGGACGACTCCGAACATTATAGACAATTTCGGCGAAGGCGTTGACGCGAATCGAGGCGAATCAATAATAGACGCCAGAGAGGAAGTCAAGCTTAATAATCCAGATATTATAAATCCGCTCGGCGAATCATCGACTAAAATTAATCCAGACGGAACAGTTTCTATAGAGCAGAAACTTAGTCCTGAACAAGATGACATTTTAAAGGGCGGGCAAGGCATAACGAGGCTAGGGCAACAGCTCGGTAGTGATCAATTAAAAACAATTGCAGGTGGGCCGACGTATAGAGATGCTATTAATTACGACCCTATTAAAGCTGAGACTGCTGTTTATGACAGTCTTACTAGAGGTGTGGCAGAAAAAAACACTACAGCATTAAACAATCTCTCACAGCAGCTTTATAACAGGGGGTTGCAACCGGGAACGGAAGCATACAACCAACAATATAAACTCTTAGCAGAATCACAGAATAACTTTGATTTAGGCGCTAGAAATCAAGCAACCTTAACAGGGCTTACGGCTCAGAACCAATTTTTTAATCAAAATGAAACTCAGACTGCGAACGATTTGAATAAGTATAATAATACTATTAATTCGGCGGGAGCGTTGTCAAACTTAGGCACGGGTCTCTTAATGCCTAGCTTTCAACCATTCCAAGGGTCCAGCATTTCGGGCGGAACGCCAACAGATATCTATACGCAGTTAAATGGAATTAAGCAGGGTAATAGACAGCTAGACATAAGTCAGCAGGGAGTAAATAACTCCGGTGGCGGTGGCGGTGGCGGTGGCGGCGGTGCCGGTATTACGCCTGAACAGCAATTAGCGGCGGATAGAAAAGCAGCGGGGTTTGCATGATTAAAACAAAGGGGGCAACTTGCCAGAATTAAGTGAATTAGATAAATTAGCAACGTTATTGGCAGGCAATACTTACGAGAAGCCTAACTTCGCCGAAGGCGATATATATGGTCCACTTGCGGGAATTAGCGGCGGGATGCAAGGCCATATCATGAGAGGTGATTTCAGCACCAAGGAAAAACTGATAGGTTCGCTCGTTAACGGCATAGTCGGCGGCAGTCTGACTGGGCTTAGTCAGGATTATCAGCAGAACGCAAGACGAGATTATAATCAAGAGATCATAAACGCTTTAGGTGGAGGTACTTCGGCGGTTACAGACTTATCACCTGCCTTGTTTGATACGGCTCAGAATAATTCAAAGCTCTTTCAAGTTAATCGCGCGATGAGAGAAGATGAATTAGACTCAGCGTACGCTCGCGATATTAATAAAGCTAGAGACCTCACTAGGATTCAAACTGAAGCGCAGCTTGAGATGGAAATGTTTAAGAACCCGGCATTACGGAGAAGACTAGAAGCAGGAACCGAGGCGCAGCCTATGGGCTTCTCGCCGGAGCCACTGTCCCGCTTTCCAGATTCAGGCGAATCGCTACAATCTAAATTTAAAAGGCTACAACAGGAGCAGCTTGACATGGGCATACCGGGTGGCGCCGCTACTGAAGCAGCCTCGCGACAATTGGAGGCAGAAAGAAAAGCTTTAAAAGAATCAGTCGATAGAGTCGCCATCTCGCGGCAAAAATCAAATGACTTAAATCAACTTGCGGCAACGGCAGAAGCTGGAATTGAAGGGGCAGGACAAACAGGTGGGGCGTTAGGACCTGCTAGGGATATCTTGTCTTCTATCTATGCGATTGGGAATGATGAAGAACGAGATCAGAGAGCCTCGCAAGCGCTACTTGACTCTATAGGCCCCGACATAATTAAAGCTTCGCGGGATGCTGGATCCGGTGCTACGAGCGACAACGAGATGAGAACATATCTATCCGCTGGACCATCATCATCTAAAACCCCAGAGGCTAATATTATCTTAACTCAAAAAATGAGAAAGTTAGCCGAAATCGAAGGCGAGTATGGGGACTTCCTGGATACCTACCGAGAAGAGACGGGTACAACTTACGGAGCCGATAAATATTGGCAGACTTATAAAGCAAGCAACCCTATTTTTATTTCGACGGACCAGGGAACAGTTGTTAATCCTTCGCGTATGCCTTGGCAAGAATTTGATTTCAATACTAAAACGCAAGGCGGATACAGCGAAGCAACACAAGATAGAAGTGCTTCGGGCTTAGCTACTAAAGCGACAGCGCCGACACCACCGGTGGGATTTGAATTTAGTGGGAAGATAAACGCTAACGGAGATTACGGAATAAGGAAGATAAGGTAATGGGTTTTTTTTTAGATGAAGATACGCCGAGCAATAGCGAGGCACCACAAGGATTCAATAACGAGGCACCACCAGGATTTTTTTTGGACGAGTCGCCAGCAGCGGCCCCGACTAGCGCCTATGATTATGTGATGGGCGGCTTAAAGGGCGTTGCGAAGGCTGGAACAGACGTTATAGCAGCACCCGCCGATCTAATGTTCCGGGGCGGTAATTACGTACTAGACAAAATAACAGGCGAAGAAACCGATCTAACCGGCGCTTATCCGTCTGATTATAGAAATAAAGCATTAGAATTTATTTCAGGTGGCGAAGGCGACCAGACAACAGAGGACGTGACGCAAGCAGTGGGCAATCTCGCAACTGTTGTAGCTATGCCCGCTCAGGGCCAAAATATCGCGGCTAAATTGCCAATACTTAGCAAACTTCCTGGCGCTAGCAAATTATTAAATCTAGGGGCAGGATATGGAGCTGAAGGGGCAGCTTATGGCGCGTTATTTAACGCTAAGAGCGATACCCTAGGCGAGGATATGACAACGGGCGCGGCGCTTAACGTAGCTATTCCTTCGCTGTTTAAGGTTGCGGGTAAAGCAGCGTCTTCTATTTCTAGCAAGTTTGGTAATGCGTCTAAAGAAACGCTTGAGGGTGGCTTGGGTATACAGTACGGAGACAGGACACGAGGACTTAATAGAGTTAATTTATATGTTGATGATGCGGGGAACACTGTTCCCTTTGATAAAATAGATGATGCTATAGGTATACAGGCGCCAATTCAGCTGCAAGTTAAGACATTAGAAGATGCTGGAATTCTGGCTAACGCGCCTAATGAAGTTCAGGCTTTGAAGTTGCATATCACTAAAGCAAAAATAGAAGCGGGGAATACTATCCCGAAGTTGGCAGCTAAAGCAGATGAGGTTATTGGCAGTAAAGAAATTTTACCTGAATTTAACGAAACATATAAATTCCTGAACGGATACAGAGATAGCACAAGAGAGGGTTTAGTTAAGCAATTTGACGAAATGCTTGACGACTACGTAAAGATGCCCGGCACAGGTTTGCATAAGCTTAATAAATTCACCGACCAAATACAAAAGGAAACTACCTTCGAGTCAGCTGTCCCAGCGGCTCAAATAAAACTTAGAAGAATGGTGCAATATGATTTGAGAAGAGCAGCCGAGAGAGAATTTGATGCTGCATTGCCACACAAGGCTGGAGAATTTGCGAGAGCCAACGAAATATATTCGGCCGCAGAAAGTGTAGGTAGGACGCTTAATAAGTCGCTCGCCAAGAAGGGGCCATCAATTGGCGATTATATGACAGGCGGCAGCTTGCCGATGACCGTAATGACAGGGGCGGGTTCGGCGGTACTAGGACTGCCAGCTGCTGCTGCTGTAGCGGGCGGGAGATTGTTGGTTAAAGCAGGGCAGCAATATTCAGAGCACGCGTTCCCTATCAGCACATCAAAGCTTTATCAAAGGTTATCGGATAAGGCCCAGGGGGTATCAAATCTAGCAGAATTGGGGATTAAAGGCTCTAAGGCTAGCGCTGGTCTTGGTGCCTTGAGTTCAGATAATCCTCAAGAGTCAAGTGAGACAAAACAAGAAATAAATAGGTCGTTGTTCCAAATTAAACCCAAATTAAACCCAAATCAAACAACAAATAACGGAGGTAAGATTGTGAAGAAACAAGACGTGAAGTTTGTAGAGGCAGAAATAGATAAAGACCTGTATTATTCAACGCTTTATCAATTTGAATCCAATAGAGACCCTAAAGCCAAGAACCCTGAGAGCACAGCTAAAGGGGGCTTCCAATTTATTGATCGCACTGCAAAGAATTTAGGCTTGACCGATCCTTACGATCTAGGCGCAAGCTTTGAAGCCGTGAAAGTTTTAGATTCTCAAACTAAAAAATTAACTAAGGGCGATCCAGAATTAAGATACGCTGCACACTATTTAGGCCAAGACGTACTTAACAAACTACTTAACGATGGCGAATTAACTGGTACGCAATTAAAGCAAGTTGACTATTTACAGAACATCCTACTGCCAAGGTTCCGCAAGATGTATGCGATGAACGCAATTAAATTAGGAATAGCATGACCGATAAATATACGCTGTATTATCCACAACGAGTATTCGAGACAATCGACGGAGCTATACCCATTTATCATATTCATTTCCGCCAGATAATTGGTAATGCTACTGTAATAAATGGTGTAGCAAATAAAGTAATTGAGGTTATAAGCTTAACATGTCAATCAGATGCTGCAGGCAATGGGACATTGGCTTTTATATCAAACTCAGTGTTGCTTTGGAAATTCCATACGCCATCAAACACTCAGCCGCCATATATGGAACAAGATTCCATTAACGGACTGTTTAGAAGTGGGATAGGTGACACTCTTACGATTGAGGCGACCAATCAAGTACAACTAGCTAGGTTATCCTATAGGATTTATGCGTTATCATTGTGAGGATAAATGCACGATAAAGAAGGTCAGCAAATTGAAGACTTATATACGGAGTTTAAGTTGTTTGTGAAACAAGGGTCGGCTGCACTAAGATTAGTCCGAATGGACACGAAGAGAACTTTAGGGTTTCAGGAGAGCATACACGAGACTATGAAGTTAATCGCAGATACAGCCGAAAAGGGCGAAAAAAGGCAGGCAAGGTTAGAAGCCATAGCAGTTGGTAAAGACCAGATACCTTTAAAGACTCATTACGTAACGGTTGGCATAGTGGCGCTATGGTCGCTAGCGTTAACGCTTGGAGGAGTAATCGGAATACTTTATATTACTAATACGAACATAACGGGTACGCTTAGTTCGATACAAATTAACCAAGCTAAGGCTTTACAAAACCAAGCAGAAGTTAAGAAGGCTTTAGAAAAAGTTGAGGAGATTGTAAAATGATAGAAGGGTTAGACCTATTAGCAGGTGCGCAATATAAAAAAGAGGTTACGCTGTTCTCCAATTACGCAACCGGCATTTTTGCGGAAACGTTCGGCGACGCTTACCCCGTAACGGAAGATACGTTAAAAAAGGGCTGTAAACTAATTAGAATTCAGCTAATCTGGAGTGATAGCCATCAATTTGGCGATAGAGATATAAAAAAAGTAAAAGAGCTGTCTAGAAAATATAATATTTTAGCAAACAAATATCCTGCTGCTGATATTCGGCTATCCCCTTTTTGCGAACACAATTTAAGCAATCCAGATAAATATTTAGATATAGCACAACTTGAAGCGCCAAATTGCACGATTGTTAATACGCCATGGAAAGGGGCTTTTTCTGCGAAATATATTAATGAAATTCATGGCGATCATGCTAAACCATCAGGGCGCTATCAATATTCGTTTGATGGCACAGAATGCACGAATGCAGACGTAGAAGGTTATAAGAAAAAATATGGAGATGCAGAGGTGTTCTTTATGTGGAGTAGCCGCTTTAATTTAAGGTTTCGCGAAAAAGACACAACCCCAAGACCGCAGAGAATCAAAGAATCAAAGATGCGCAAACCGAATAAAGATTACATCCAGTCAATTGCTTATTTATTTAACGATAAGGGCAGATCATCACTGCCTAAACATTGGCTCGTGAAGTCTCACGCAGAGAAGCATCAAGCTAACGATTATAAAGGCGACAAGCTATTAATAATAAGTCCAATTCATGCAGCAGCTATTGAGCTTAAACGAGGTAGTAAGATAATCGCTAAATTGCCTTATTACGGCAGCTTTGACGGCGGCGGCTTCCGTTACTATTCAGCAACTATGGGCTTCAAATTAGGTTCAGATTTAGACGTTTACATAAATAAAAAGAAGGTTGGCACTATTAACGGCGGCTTTAGAGATGGAAGTTTTAGATGAAGAAAACAAATATGGATAGCGGTTTGCCTTATATACTACCTTTTAAAGACGCGTTATGTCTCCATGGGGAGACTATCGACAGAAGTCATTTGAATAAAATATATGCTGAGTATGACAGGGTCGACGATATGATAGATTTAAAGTTAAGTACGACTAATTCTATAACGCCAGAAGAAGCTACCACGGTTATTAGCCTGTTGGCCGAAGTTTTAAGGATGCGCGCTGATTTTAAAAAAATGGGAAGTTAGATTTAAAAAGATATTTAATTAATATAAGGAAAACTTTATGAGCGAATTAACTGGTAGTAAAATGGCGATTCTCAGCAAAACGAATTGGGGGGCTTTATTCATGTTCATAGCGCCTATAATTGCCGCGAGGACAGGTTTGACGAGTGAAAACCTACTAGACATCGGTAATCTTGCAATTACCGCAGGAGGGGCTATTTTCACAATTTACAGCCGAATTAGAGCGAGTAAGAAAATATCGGGCTAAGCAATCTAAAGCGTTGGCATCCTCCCCTACCTACAAGGCAGGGTGGGATGTCAATCACGTCTCTTATTGTTCCTAGAACGCTTAATAGCATCAAGCATAATTTTCCGTTTTTCGATTTCAGAAATGTTTGGAAGTCTGGGAATCTCGTGAACGGGAACATTGATATTCAGTTCCTTGAATATCCTTTCTAGATCTTCTTTTGATTTAATAATTTCGTTTTTCATTTATAAAAGCTCCCAGTCCATTTATTAAGTTGATAAAGCATGTAGTCATATTGCGGATAAATCGCTTGAGCAAGTTTCCATTTTAGGCGGAAATCAGCGGTAGCCCTTCCTTTAGCTTCGCCTACGGTTTGTTTGCCATTGCATGTTTTAGTAAAAAAATAATCAGAGTAGTAAATGCATATTTGCTTGCCCGCAACTGTGATTACTAATTCCTTTTGTAGTTCTAAATCTTTTATAATGCCACTTTTTTCTAAGAGCAAAAGCTCGGAGAAACCAGAAGCTTCCAGCTTCGAAGGGAACACTAGATCGCCGACTGCTGTCTTGATTGCGCCGAATTTATGTCGTTTAAATCCTGAACGTCTCACAATACCCCTTTTAAATTAAACTTCGCGCGGATATTATCTAAGTCAAAGAGCTGTTTCTCTATGTAGTAAACAAATTCAGTTGGGTTGAGTTTTTTTCTTTCTGATTTTAAAAAAGTTAGTTTCGCAGTTTGGTACTCATCGCATTGTTTAAATTCCAAGACGTCTTTGATACACATGTTCTTGAGGCGATTTCGCTTCCAAAAATCGAACCTCTGTTTGTTGCTCAGCATGTTAAAATAACTCCTGTTCGTCTTTAGTGTCATCATTGTCATAATTATCCCCTCTACAGCTAAATTCGTTTTTTGACTTTTTTAATGTGCTTTTTATAAAAAAAAGTGGCTTGCCGACTTCTAAGGCTATTTGCGTGTCGGACATACCGACCTCCTTCATCTGCGCTATACGTTCCTCGAGCTCGTCGTCTAAACCACCCCACTCCCAAGCCAAGCCGTGTGCGCTTTCTTTGATATTAACTAGCAAGCTCTCAACGTCTTCGCCGTGTACTCCCCGAATCTTCGTAAATCGGAGTTCGAATCTAGCGCCTTCAGTGGCTTCATAAATTGCTGGTCTCCTTAATTCTATCATCCAATTTAACGGCTGCTCCTTCTTAGATGTGCCTAGCTGTAACCCACCTTTGCCTGCGTGATGTACGATGATAATTGCTTTCTTCATCGCCTTTAATTGCTTAATTAATCCCCAACATCGATCCCATACATGCTCATCTGACTCGGTGCCGTTCTTTGTTGTGAGACACCCATAATTGTCAAATATGATTAGATCCTTGTCTCTTGCTTGTTCCAGATAGAAACCATGATGTGCGGGATTTGAGATTTGCGGAATCTCACCGTTGTTAAAATCATCTGGGCAGATTATTTTAAAGTTTTCTCCTTTATAGGCATAATCAACGCTTACGACTAGTTTAGATAATCTTGATTGCGTTAGTTCATCACCCATCTCGCCGTCGACGTATAAAGTTCTAGCCGGCACTTCAGATTTCCATTTTAAAAAGTTCCCCTGACTAGCTGCAGCTAGTCCCATCCCCAGCGCCGTAAATGTCTTACCAATGCCGGGGCTAGCGTATATCATCATTAATGAGCCACGAAACAATAGTGGTTTAAGAAAATATTCCTTCTTTGGAAAATCTCTGATTAATAACTCCTTGAGCGTTACCGGTTTAATGTTTTTAATGTTCAAAACTCGCTCCTAGCCTCCATCCGCTTAAGTAAATTATCTAGCGCTGAAGCGTGGTCGCGTTTAAGCCTGTAGGATTCCCACCCGGCAAGCTTGGTCTTAGGATTGATGTCGTGGTTAATGCTCCATTGACTTAATGCTCTCATGCCTAATTCTAAAGCCTTCTCACCCCAAGTAGTAAGCAGGCGTTGGCACTGAGCGTCCGTAATCCATATATTTTTAAATTGCTCAAGCTTGTTTTCTGATTTAAAAATATCAATCAGGCATTGGGGCAAGTTATCGTTGTCCGGATTTGGTGGATGTCCAATCGCCTGTGAGATTCGAGGCGCCTTCTTTTTCTTTTCTACTTTATTTACTTTATTAACCAAAATAGGATTGCCCCCCTTCGAGCCCGATAGATAGCGCTTAGTGGCTATCTCTCTGTCTCTAACCATTCTTCTAGAATAAATAGTACCGTTCTCTCGAATGCTACATACTCCATTCTCAAGTATGCGCCCCAAGCTGGCTTCGAAGGTTTGATTATCCACGCTTATAACCCTAGCTATTAGTTCGCGACTCATCGGCTTGTTGTTTAGAACAAGCTCTCCTCTTAGGTCAGCATCGTGCATTAGCATAAGCAGCTCAAGCCAGACAGCGCGGTCATGCAAGCTTAATGCCTGTACCCCAATGTCTTTCTTCCAATCGCCGTGATAAAATGGCATATACGGACGTCTTCTAGTCAATGTCTATTCTCCACACTTTAAAGCCTAAATTAGTGCTTTTTGTCTTGGCTTTAAAGCCAAGTCGGAGAAATGAACGCTTGCAGTTTTGCGCTTCGGCAAAAGTTGCTAGATAAAGTGGTTTGGAATAGGTAAGAACTAAAGCGTTCCATTTTGAACGCAGGTGGAATCTGCGTTGCTTCTTGTCTTCTTTTAGGAATGTGGTATGTTGATTGGGTAATTCACTCATATTTGTTCGCGCAAATATGTCCAGATTGCCGGTCAAGGCTCGCCGAAATGTGAGCCTTGACCGTGACTGAACAGGGTCACAAGATTTAGCATCTTCTAGAAATAACGCCAACAAAAAATGGGTTGTTCTTCGTGTCGGCGCTCGTATTGTTCTTCGTCATGAAGTTGGATTTCATAATTGCGTTTTAAAATCGCTTCAATGTTCTCGTCTTCGTCTTCGTTATAGTCTTCGTTATAGTCTTCGTTCTCGTCTTCGTTCTCGTTCTTTTTGTCTATCATATTTTCCTTTTAGTGTTAAACTTATACCTAGTGGTACTCTATTAATGTTCACGCGTCAATAGTTATTTAGTGCTATTATTTATGGAACGCTATTCTACCCCCGCCGTTCTTGTCACACTGGATTTCGTAATTACTTGATTGCGCTAAGCGCTCAAGGATATCGTCAGCCGATAATTCTATTATAGTTGTTGATTTCGGCTGCAGTCTTTCCCTGATCCAAAACCCAGCTAACACCATCGAACCCAGCACTATAAATCCCACTATACCGTGAATTGTCGCGATTACTATTTGTTTTACTTTTTCCATATAATTTATTTTTTAAGGCGGGATAAGTTGTCCTAGCACATTGCATTTTGAGGAACTACCGGAACACTTACCCCGCTCGTTAGTTACTTTCTTTTATCCGCCGTAAAAGTCTTATCTTCTATGGCTGTCTCGCCGTGATATCCTACTTCCAGTTTGAGACTACAACCTGTTAAATAACTAAGTAGTGATATCCATATTGCTGCCCAGAAAATAACGTTTATAAAACTTCCCTTCTGCTCGTTCTCTGTTCTTACTCTCATAACCTAATCTCCATTTATTGTTTATAAAAACCTACAACCTTCCGTTTATTTTTAATGACTTCCAGTCGGAATAAACAATCCGACATATTTACGCCATCCCCAAGCTGTCGATGAAGCACCTGCAACAATCCGAGTTCTGGGGTGATAGACAGCATCATCCGCCTAACTTCAGCGATGACCTCCGCCCTGCACGGGTCTACTGCATTAATCATCGTATTTACTTACGACTTTAAATAATTTAATTACACCCAACCTAGATGCTCTGACCAATTGTCGGTTTAGTCGCTTCGCTAGATTTATTTGCAACAAAGCCTCGCCTAGCTTGTTAGCTTTGGCTTTTTTCATAATGTCTTCGCCACTTTTTATTTCATATTCGTATTTCATTTTTTTCCTTTTATTTTATTTGTAAATTTAGTTTCTCAATTAAAACACACCCCGGTATTGTAGCCCCTGCCCTTAAATCTGCTTTGATTAAAGTCTTATCTGGTTCAACGATTGTCTTAGTGCGCTGATATTGTTCCGGCACTATCGCCGCGTCTAAAACCTCGACCGATTCTGATTTTCTGAAGTGCAAACTAAAGGTCTTTGTCTTTACTGATTTGCCTTGCAAACAGTAACCGATGTAATTCTTCAATAAATCGGCCTGTCTGCCCTTCTGCGAGGCCTTGGCCTCTAATCGCGCCGCCTCGCTACGATATGCTGCCTCCTCTTGACAGAGATTGCGGTAAATCCATGCACAACGCTCCAGCTTATCCTCGAGGGCATCCACCACGTCATTAAGATGCAGGCCTATATCAGTTTCCTCGCCTATCTCACAGTTGTCGAGTCGGTTAAGCAAAGATTGATATTGTCCCACGAAGTCTATTAATCTCATATTAGTTCCCCTGTATTATCGTTAATATCTGGCTGCCCTTCGTCGGCGCTGGCATCTCTTCTAGATATCTCTTGCTCGGCCTTAGATTGCGTTTGCTTGCTACCGTTGTGCCTGATGTATTCTAAGTAATCCGGCGGTAACTGATACCAGAGCAGGTCTTTATACGTGCCCCCTGTTACCAGCTCTTGCCCAGTCCATTCATCAGATTTAGGCTTGCTTACTTCCTCATCGGATTTAACTGGGCATTCAATAGCCGGTTGCTGTCTTACAATTACCGCATCACTCATCTCCTCGCCGCCGTACAGACCTTTAATCTTGTCAGCCCAATGATTACGCGCGTAGCGTGTGACACATCTAGCGTACAGCATGTCCTTGGGCATCCTCTTCCAATTATCCTTACCGGCAAGGCCAGCCTGGACGGCCTCTTGCATGGTGTACTCGGTAATAACTTTATTTCCCGCGCGATTGCCTTCAATTCTGCAAAGCTTATCTGTCCATTCTAGATCTCTTATTACACCGCCTTCAGCTAATATCTTAGCCTTCACCCCAGCGGCGCTAATTGTAGGCTTGCCTTGAATAATATCTATACACTGTAGTGCCTGGATCGGACTAAAGCCTAATTCTTGGCCGTAAAGTATGGCTGCCAACACCGCGCCATCTGTTTTAAAGTTTGCAGCCGCAAAACCCGATTCGCGCAACAGTTTGCACATCAGCAGCTTTTGCTGCAGATTAGCGGCATACGATTCAATCGTAGGTACCCCGGCATACGCCACCTCGCCCGGTAAGTTTTCTTTATTTTCCATTTTATTTTCCATAGTTCCTTTACAAAATGTGTTTAGAGATTGTGTTGTTATATTCAAGTCGTTCCTGCACTGCTCTTCTATTGCAGCATGCTATAGCACTCTCAACGGCATCCCTGGCTATATATATATGCGCGCCGCCGGAAGTATCTATTTCGATGACATCATTTATTGCGTTTAGTATCTGTTCTAATTTCTCTTTCATATATCCCCCATTTTAAATTAGTGAATCACTATTGACAACTCGATTATGATTCACTATACTGCCAGTTATACTCAATTATCGTTCACACGTCAACAGATATTTAGTACTATTTTAAATTTATTTATTAAAGTTATGAAACTAGTTAAAATCATTAGAGAAAAGCTGAAGCTCAATCCTTGGAAGATGCATAAATTGATGAGCAAGAAGACGTTACAGGCTTATTTGTCGCTAGAGAGAAAGGCAGCTAGGATTACTCTAAGAGACCTCGAATTACTAGAACAGGCTTATATCGCTGGGGGCTTTACCACAGAAAGCTTCAAGGCTCTTCAAGATAAGTGCGCTAAAGAAGAAGAATAGCTTTTTTTAAAATAAAATTAAAAAAGTAATAAATAATTGTTGACTCATGAACATTAATTGAGTACTATTAGTAAAAGAGTGAATCATAAGATACACTTTAACTTTAAAACTAAGGATTATATATGAACGATAAACAAAAAGGTGTAGTTATTACCACAGAGAACAGAGGCGTGTTCTTCGGATACGTTAAAGACGACTCGGAATGCCCTGCTAAGATTATCTTACTAAAGTGCCGCATGGGCGTTTATTGGGACGCCGATACTAAGGGCGTCTTGGGTCTAGCTGCTACTGGCCCAACAAGCGGATGTCGGATAACTCACAGTACACCAGAAGCCACACTTTATAAGGTTACCGGCATCTTTGAATGCACCCCAGAAGCAGTCGTGGCGTGGGAGAATTCAGTTTGGAAGTAACTTTAGAGCACGTGAGCAAGGCGATTCAATTCGGGGCTAGTTCTAGCAATATACCAGAAGTGGGACAGTTGATTTCAGGCATCTCGCAGGAAACGCTAGTGTGGGCAGAGAATAAGAAGATACTGGATTCACCCATGTGGTATCATTGCGACTACGCCACCGGCACCGGCGACGGCCACTACGGTGTCGGCTACTACGGCTACGACCACGGCTACGGCTTCGGCCACTACGGCTACGGTGACGGATACGGCGGCTACAGCTACAGCTACGGGTTCGGATACGGCGACGGTGACAGCTTCGGCTACGGTGACAGCTACGGCTACGGCGGCGACAGCTACGGCTTCGGCGGCGACGGCACCGGCGACGGCACCGGCGACGGCAACGCCTACGGCTACGGCGGCAGGGGCACCGGCGGCAACGGCAACGGCGACGGCTTGCTTAAGCTACTTTGGGGACTAATATGATGGGGACTAAGATTATGGGGACTAAGATTATGGGGACTAATATGATGATTAAAGTAAAAGAGCAAGACAGATTCGGCGACGGATACGGCGGCTACGGCAACAGCTACAGTTACGGCTTCGGCTACGGCGACGGTGACAGCTACGGCTACGGCGCCGACAGCTACGGCTTCGGCGGCGACGGCACCGGCAACGGCACCGGCTACGGCAACGCCTACGGCTACGGCCACAAAGGCACCGGCGGCAACGGCAACGACGACAACCTGCTTAAACTATTATGGGGACTTGATGCTTAAAGTAAGCCGAACGGAAGTAACTTTAGAAGAAGACTACGTCTTTGGCGGCTACGGCTACGGCGACGGTGACGGCTTCGGCTACGGCTTCGGCTACGGCGGCTACGGCGGCTACGGCGATAGCTTCGCCTTCGGCTACGGCACCGGCTACGGCGGCTACGGCTTCGGCTACTACGACCACGGCTCCGGCCATTACGGCTACGGCGACGGCTACGGCTACGGCGACTACGGCTACGGCTACGCCTACGGCGACGGCTTCGGCTGTGGCAACGGCTACGGCTACGGCCACTACGGCGACGGCAGCGGCAGCGGCTACGGCGACGGCTACGGCTTCGGTGACAGCTACGGCTACGGCGCCGACAGCTACGGCTACGACTACGACGACGGCTACGACGACAACTTACTTAAACTACTATGGGGACTTGATGCTTAAAGCAAGCCGAACGGAAGTAACTTTAGAAGAAGACTACGTCTTCGGCGGCTACGGCGACGGCGGCGGCTACGGCGACGGCGACGGCTACGGCTTCGGCTTCGGCTTCGGCTACGGCGGCTACGGCGACAGCTACAGCCTCGGCGACGGCTTCGGCTTCGGCGGCGACGGCTACGGCTTCGGTGACAGCTACGGCTACGGCGCCGACAGCTACGGCTACGACTACGACGACGGCTACGACGACAACTTACTTAAACTATTATGGGGACTAATATGCTAATTAGAATTATATTATTATTATCAGTAAATTTACAGCCAATTGAGGTACAATCATTCCTCGCGAGCAAGGGGCTAAAGGCGCAAGTGCAGATGATAAGATTATCAGAACCACTAAATCTGGGTGCGCAGCAAGATTACTTTAACGGTCTTATAGCAGCGTTCCAGTTTCGAGGTTATAGGCATATTTTATTAAATCCCTTTTATTCGGGGAAAACGGAATACATATTAGGCTTCGCTTCTGGTAACTTGTCGATGAGCGTGTGGAACGATACGAACGATAAAGGAGAGCCGAGGCGATTACATTCTTTAAGTGCCATCGCTCACGAACTAGGTCATAGTCTATTAAGATTAAAGCATACCACAGGCTGCACCACTATCATGGACGAGCAAGCGCTATGGTGCCCTAACCTTGCTTCACTTACCTTTAGCCCAGCCCAGCGCATGAAGATAAAGTTTAAAGCACAACACAGGCGATAATTGGACCGTAAACGATTTACTATTAGCGAGTACCTCGAAGTAATAGCGGCAGACGGCCGAGAAGCGGAAGCTGAATTTATTAAAAAGTACATTGATAGTCTGGAATCGCGCATATTCGAGCTAAAGCCGATGGCCGACAACTGGCAGCGATTTCAAAGGGCCAAAGCTATGAAGCTTCTTAAAGACTATTCAGAGTTTGACGAGATATTGAGGCTTCGAGATAGGGTAGCAGAATTAGAACTTGAGCTAAAGCCATGAAGCTTCTCTTATCAGTTATACTACTCCCTAGCTTGGCCTTTGGAGATTGTTCATTCAAATGGGAAAACGACTACGTTAAGCCAGGCGGCCTAGATCACAACTATACGAACGGTGTTACATTAAGATGCGGCAAGTGGTCAGTAGTTAATGAGATGTATACCCCCACAGAGAAGAACTCCGACCTCGTTGATACCGGTGACCGGCCTTGGGACGGTATTACCTACATGCAACACGAGAATAAATGGGATATTAGATCAGGCGAAGCCGTTGTTTTAAAGACAAGAATCGGTGTAGTCGGTAAAGCTTCCGGTACGCAAGCACTGCAGCAGACAGTGCACGACGATTGGGGATGGGGAGAGCATCCTACATGGGCAGGGCAGAACCCAACAGAGCCTACCCTAAGTTTTGTTCTCTCAAAGAGGAACCGTGAGTACCTTCAGAGCATAATAGGTGACTCGATGATTGAAAATGAATATGGCATAGAGGCTGGGAACGTTAAAGATAGATTATTTTTATGTCAAACATTACAGAAGCACTTTTATAAATATATATATCCTTATGCGGGTCTATGCGGGGAAGCCGTTCTTTATAACACCCACCTAGACGGAAGGCTTTTTTCAGAAAATAGCTACACGGTTAACAAAAACTGGTTCGTAGCAGAGGCGAGAGCAGGGATACGACTATACTTTCCAGGCTTAGGGTTCAGCGTTGACTATGCGTATAAATACAGAACCGAGGAATTCGACAAGCAAATAGGAAGACATACCTTTGGAGCTTTAGAATTCACTTGGAATATTTAGCTTGAACTTTTTAAGACTTTACATTAAGCTAGAAGGAAGGAACGCCCCAGAGTTTAATTTTAATGGGGTTAAGTCTAAACTTTAGGGCTCGTCTACTTTAAAGCGAATCAAAGCAAACGCCTTCTTATGAACTTTACTTCATCAAACTTCGCAACGCAACATAAAACAAATCACTTCCAAGCAGTCTTATCTAGGTATTATTCGTTAATAAATCCTTGGCTGAAACGACAGATCGGCAGCACTCGAAGCCCGTCAAGTATTATCAGCAGTAAACGCGACAACATAGGTTGCGGTCTAACTTCGCCTTTAAAGGGGGGGGCTAAGCACATTTCTTAAATAGTTTTCTCTTATTTATATAAGAGTTTTTTCCGCGCAACGCGCTACTACTGGATGTAGCATATGGGCCAATGCGTCGCGGTCGATAGTACGACTTAATAACAAAAACTAGTATTAGAGAAATGTGTGAGTTAGTTAAAGGTTACAACGCTTGGAATCGCATCTCTATAATGCTTTTAATCTATTTCTTTTAGGAATTTAGATTAGTAGTAAAGGGGAATTGGCCCTGTGTGCTCAAAATCAGGTATATTAACATAAAATAAGGTAAAAATGAAAAAACTAATATTACTAGCAGTAGTCATACTAGCTGGATGCTCTTACTATACGGACAGGCGCTTAGATGGGAACTTCCAGGCGACGAAAGCCGCTTTTGAAGTTACATCAAAAGCTCACAACGAAATTGTAAAAAGAATTGAACACTTAGAAGCTAATAAGGCGTCTAAAAAATAAAGTAGTGAAGTAGAGCAACAGCTATTTGGTTAACTATATAGATAACTAGATAGTTAACTAGATAGTTAACCAAAATAGTTAACCAAGATAGATAGCTAGAATTGTTAACCAAAATAGTTAACCAAGGAGAAACCAAAATGTTAGACGCTAGACCCGAGAAGGCACTCTTAATGGCGATGCTAGAACGCGCCATACTGGATTTTTTAAAGAAAACCGAGTACTCCCCAGGCAGAACATCCGTTTACGAAAATCCTCAAGAGACAGCTAGTAGATGGCTGTTAGAGAGCGTAAGAGAGGCACCCTTTACCTTCATATGGACTTGCGATATGTTAGATCTCAATAAAGATTTAATAAGACAGAACATTATCGAGATTAAAGAAAGAGGTGAAAGTTTAAGGGCTAGCCACCTCTGGTCCGATGCCGTCTATGGTTGTCTTGAGCATGTTTACTCTTCCCCGAACGATGCAGAGTTGTATATTTGCTAAGCGTGCTCATAACAATTAGATAACAATGTTATAACAATGTTTGAAAAAGGTAAGTCAGGGAACCCGGGCGGAAGACCAAAAATAGCACAGGAGGTTAAGTTACTCGCTCAAGCGTACAGTATCGAGGCCATAGAATATTTATATGCACTCATGAAGGATAAGAGCGCAGACCCTAAGACACGTAAATCCGCAGCGGATTCCATACTAGACCGCGCCATTGGCAAGCCATCACAAGACATAGAGATAAGCGCAGATGCAGACCTCACAGCAATCCTCAACCTTACCCTCAAAGGGAAGTAGTTTAGATGTAGGCTTGTATCCGAGACAGATGCAAGCGCTATTAACCAACGCGACTAATTATCTATTCGGCGGTGCTTCCGAAGGCGGCAAGAGCTTCTTTGTGCGAATTGCCTTAATTACTTGGTGCCACCTTATCCCAGGTTTAGAGACCTTTATTTATAGAAAGTATTATGCAGACGTAATATCCAACCACATGAACGGCCCAACAGGTTTTAGAGCGCTATTAAAACCCTGGGAGGAGGCGAAGATAGTTAAGATTACGGAAGACCAGGTTACCTGGACTAGAACCGGCTCAACTATTAGCCTAAAGGCAATCCAGTTGGCTAAGGACTTAGAGAAGCATCAAGGCATCGAGAAGCATGTATTAGTTTTGGAAGAATCGACGCAATTGCCAGAGGCTCATATATTAGGGTTAGAAGCCTGGACGCGAATGTCGCTAGATATGAAGGAGAAGCTTCCAGAGCAACTAAAGGACCTTTACCCGCATATAGCTTACGAAGATAGAAAGGCTTTATTCCCGCGCGTAATTAAGACCGCCAACCCGGTTGGCCTATCGGTTGGATACCATAAACGCAAGTATATATTACCGAGGCCAGCGTTCGAGATAGAAAAACTTGGTGCCTGGAAATACCAGTACATACCTTCTAAGATACTTGATAACCCCTCAGCCGACCCGGAAGCTCAGCGGGCGAGGTTATCAGAGCTAGGCGAGGCACAAGCTCGAGCTTATATTGAAGGCGACTGGACGGCGCCAACAGGGGACTTCTATGAAGAATACAACGACGAGATTCACGCCGTACCGAACTTCATGCCGCCTTCCTATTGGTTTAAGTTTCGTACATTTGACTGGGGGGGGTCTGACCCCTTTGCTGTACTCTGGGCTTGCATTTCAGACGGCCAACCATTTCTTGACGAGAACGGCAAAGAGCGCTGGTTTCCGCTAGGTGCATTAATCTATTATCGCGAGTGGTACGGATGCGACCCTAACAAGCAATCTAGGGGGTTAAACATGCGTAATGAAGACATTGCTAAAGGCATTGTAGAGAGCACGCCTGAGACTACTTGCGGAATTACTTTATCGGACAACTTTCCATTTGCTGACCGAGGCAGTTCAAAGAACGGCGCTAAATACACGATGGCCGATGACTTCTTCTCGAACGGTTGTCCCTTAACACTAGGCAACACGGCTAGGGTGTATGGATATAAACAGATGCGGTCTAGGCTGCAGGGACAAGATGGATTCCCGATGATTTACATCTGCCATTCGTGTATATATCTTAGAGAGTACTTGCCAGCCCTACCAAGGCACGCGACGAAGCCGGACGACGCAGCGGAATCGGGCGAAGCAACCCACGTAACCGACGCTGCTAGGTTGGGTTGTGCAGCGAAGCCGTTTATTAAGACGCAGAACATAGCTCTTCCCCCAAAGTTTAAAGTTGATAATGTATCCGCATCACCGAGCCAACTATTAAAGCTGATTAAAAAGCGTGACAGAAGAAGATAAGGGTCATACAGTAAGTTACTTGCATAAATGGATAACGGCTTCAAGGAAGGCTGCTAAGAACCATTGGCACGCAAGCAGGGCGGCCTACGCTGAATTTAATAAAGACGGCGGGAAGCTCTCAACAAGTAAAGAAGCATTTAACATCAGCGAAGGCTGGTATCCGATCTATCATAGTTCAGTGAAGACAGTAGAGGCAGCATATTATGCAAGGACGCCTAAGCTAACAACTAACCGCCTTTGGGATAATTCTGATGAGAGTATAATTAGGCGAAGCACATACCTAGAGAGACTAGGCGATAATCTTCTTAAATACTCACATATTGACGATGCAATGAGAGCGGCGGTGCAAGACTTTATCCATGCAGATAAGGCTACGGTACAGCTAGTTTATGAAGGCAGCGCCGTAGAATCACTGGAGAGAATCGGCCTAGAACAGCGTATCAATGACGATGGGGCTGCTGAATATTACGAGGGCGATAGTTCGTACCCTGATGAAGTATTCGAAGATGACGAGGGATATTTCTATAGTAAAAGCGCTAGCAAAATAGAGGGGCAGAAGATTTACCTGTCGCCACTGTGCTACGATGAAGTCCTACACAGCCCGGAAGCTAAGACCGAAGCAGAAATTACTATTAAAGCTTACAAGTTCAGCCTGACATGGGACGAAGTAAAACAGCGTTTTGGGGAAGAGAAGGCAACTAAAGTTAAGGACTTCTTTAAAGCTTCGAACTCTTACAAGTCGGACGATAGGGATTCAGACGAGACCCCAGAAGCGCCGGGTAAGTTTTTAGAAGGTTGGGAAGTTTATTGCAAGAAGACATATAAGGTCTACTGGGTTAATGAAGATTACAAAGACGATTGCCTCGACATCAAAGATTACATGTATGACTTGGAAGGCGTATTTCCATCACCTAAATTTAGAATAAGCTCTAAGCCTCCGAAGTCTCTCTACCCGACACCGGAATTTGTACACCTAAGAAATTTATTAGGCCAGCTTCATGAGCTACAGGACAAGATGTTTCGGGGAATTAAGACAATTGAGCGGAAGATTATTATTGATGGGGCAGAAAAGGATTTAATCCTAGCGCTCGAGAGTGCTGAGAATGTTTACGTTGCTGCCGAAAACTTTCAAAGTATAGTCGAGAAAGGCGGAGTGGCTGGCATCTTACTTGACGTGCCCGTACGGGAATTCGTAGCAGCATTGACAGAATTTACGCAGTTAAAGACTGAATTTAAAAACGAATTCTTCGAACACTTCGGTGTGCCGGATATCCTCAGAGGAATATCGGATGCGATGGAAACTGCAGCAGCGCAAGAAATTAAACAGGGCGCAGCTTATGACCGTTTTCGCTACAACAAAAAACAGCTAACAGACCTAGCCCGTGATGCAATCGAAATGATGATAGACCTCGCGCTAAAGGTTTATGACGACCAGAAAATAGCACAAATCGTAGGCGGGAACATTCTAGACGCCGTGTTCTTAGAGGACTTAGCTTTTTTAAGAAATGACACTGAGCGGACGATAAGAATAGATATCGAGACAGATTCAACCAACTTTATTAACGAACAAGCGCAAGTGCAGCAGAAGACAGCAGTAACAACTACGCTGGTACAAGGTATGCAGCAGATTTCAGCAATGCTTACTAACGGTCAACCTGAATATGCTGCCGTGTCTTTACATGCGCTAACCTCGCTTCTTGATTCAATGCCCGGCGGGAAGGCTTACGTCCAGGAGATGAAGGGATATACACAACAGCTTATAGAAAAAGCTATGCAGCCACCAGAAGCAACGCCACCTCCGCCTGATTATGAAGGCATGAAACAGCAGAACGCAGCTAATAAGATTCAGCTAGACAGTCAGAGTAAGATGAGAGAATTAGATCAAAGAGAATTCAAGTTACAGTTAGATCAACAGCAGCAGAACTTCGACCAACAAATTACAGCCCAGCAAGCGGCACTAAACGAGAGAGTCGAGCAGGCATACGAGATGATTGAATTTACGAAGCTCGAAATGGCCAAGATGTCAGAACAATTAGAAGCGGTTAATAAAGTAGAGGACAATAAGCGGTTAGAGAATCAGCAGGTGTTAGATACGATTGCAATACTGCAATCTAAAGTAGACGCGCCAGTTAAGCCTACGACACCAAATATTACAGTAAATGTTGGTGGGGCTAAAAAGAAGGTTAAAGTTAAAAGAACCGCGGAAGGGCTAGAAGGCGAGAGCTTCGATTATGAAGATATCGCACCAGTAATTATATAAGGAGAGACAATGTCGGCAAGTAATACAACAGAGAATGATATAGCAACGTATATTTTTGACACCACAGCGCCAGCATGGGCAGCTAATGGAAGCTTTTATATCCGACTGCACAGCGCAGACCCAGGCGAAGCGGGAACGGCGGTCACAAGCGAAATCACATACACAGGTTACGACGGCGTAACGATTAGCAGGACCACGGGATTTACAATTTCGGGAAATGAGGCGAGTAACGCAGCGTTGGCGCAGTTCCCTCTGTGCTCAGCAGGAACAGCAACGGCCACACACTTTAGTATTTGCACCACTCAAAACGGCGCAGGTCAGATAATCGTCTCGGGCGCTTTATCGGCATCATTATCAATCAGCGCGGGGATTCAGCCGCAATTTAACACTGGTGAGTTAGACGTAGTAATTGATTAATATGGCTTTAGCGAACGTAAGGGCAATGATAGACTCGGAGATAGAGGGTAGAATGCGACAATATGCGTGGCGCAAGACTCCTTCTCAAGTAACATCTTTAGGAATCTGGTTTGACTTATCAATGAGTCCGGGAATGCCTGTGCCTAAATATTGGTTTGACGCACCACCTGCAATAGCTAAGGTTATATCTCAATCAACAGACGGTGGAGTTTATCACGGCGCAAATGTTAGTCCACAAACTAAGTACATTAGACAACTAACAACTAGGGCTAGCGTAGTAACCGCGCTACCGATGACAATGATACTCTGTGATTATCTAATGTATTATCCGAGTATAGATGATTCAGTAATAGAAGCCCAGTTGCTAGATAACACAACCACGATACCGCGATACACTGATGGTGCGGGAGTACAAGTAATTGCGGTAACGGTGGCTGGACGAACGGGTGGACAAAGCTTTACTTTTAATTATACAAATTCAGAAGGCGCTACCGGCAGAATTTCACAAGTGATGGTGCAAAATGCATTCTCAGCAATCGGCACTATTGCAATAAGCGATAGAGCTACGCTTGATTCCTATGGGCCGTTTTGTGGCCTACAGGACGGGGACAGCGGCGTAAGAAGCATTGAGTCAGTGACAATGAACGGTGCGGATGTCGGACTGTTCACGCTGATATTAGTTAAACCCTTAGCGCAAACAGCGATTAAGGAGATTACGGCGCCTTATGAAAAAGATTTCTTTCTAGCCGCCGGAAATCTCCCCGAAGTAAAAGATGACGCTTATTTAAGCTTTCTATGCGTGCCCAACGGCTCGCTATCGGCTACGGTTTTGATGGGCGATTTAAAAGTAATTTGGAATTAAAGGAACTTTATGGCGGGATTTACCAGCAACGATGCGATTATCGCAGCCTTAACTGCGGGGCAAACATTCAAAGCTAACTGGGGTAAGAACTTTAACTTTACAGCCGCAGCGGTAGCCAATGAATGGCATACGCTTTTTAGAGGCCAAGGCAACCCAGGCGCGGACGCACTATTTAACACAGGTAGTAATCTAACATTTCAGGCAGTAAAGGATAATACTGCCAATGCTGGAGCGCTTCAACACGGCGGCAATGTTCAACCGACTTATCACAAGTATCTACTTAACGGTTCATGTGTATCAGCCGCCGCAAACGTGGTACCTGCAACGGTGGCACTTGTAGATGTAATTGGATTCTACAGACTAACAAGCGTTACTACTACCACTGCGCAAACGACAACTAACACGTTATCACAGTCGGACACCTTTACGGCTGTAGCGGGGACGGATACTTGTACATATACAAGTGAGGTAAACGTACCATCCAATATATTAACCGGAACGCGAGCAAGGCTAACAACTACAACAACACTGCCGGGAGGACTAGCCTTAGCTACTGATTACTATGTAATTAAAGTATCAAACACTACCTTTAAGTTAGCCACATCTTACGTAAACGCAGTAGCGGGAGCTGCAATCGATATTACTGATGCAGGCACGGGAACTCACACAATATCATGGCTATTGCCACGTTACACAAACGGTGCGGGCGTACTAGCGATATTTTTTAATCCCAACGTCACGGCGATGGGGGCAGCAACTCCTAACTTGTCATTAGGCTACACAAACAGCGCTCAGACAACTACAAGAGCAACGCCGACTGTATTGCCTATCGGCAAGACTGCAGCATCTAATAGTCATATATTATATACGGGCGCTACGGGAGCGGGTAAGTATAACTATCAAATGCCATTACAGGCTGGCGACGCGGGAGTAGCGGAAGTAAATACTATTCAAAATTCTATCAGTTACGTGTCGGGCGAGTACTGCGTTGCTTTAATTAAAGAGATAGCTAGGTTCCCCATATCAACATTAGGACTTGCGGCTGAGAGAAATTTTCTTTTCGAAATGCCATCACTGCCAAGAATTTACGACGGGGCAGCTTTATACTTTCTTGTCGGGTCAGGCGTAGCGACTTCGGCAAACTCGGCTTTTTCAGGGCATCTAGATCTAGCTTGGGGATAAATGCTATTAGGCAATTATAATATATTTAACAATAATCCTGGTAGGGCAATCGGTGGGCCAACCGACCCAGCCAAATGGATGAAGTCAGGAACGGCACATAATTACTATACCGGCGGACACGTAGTATCAGGGGAGACAGATAAATCAGGGTTTAACACGGGCTATCTACCGCCATACTCTTGGATATTGCCTCCTAAATCTGGCGGCCTATCATCACATAGAAGCGCTATTATTAACTTTGTAAGTACGCCGAGTTTAGCGGGCGGAAAGCCGGGAGTAGGGGCGGCAACAATAACATTCTCGCAAACAGATACTGGATTATTAGTAGTGTCAGGCTCAGGCTCGGCAACTATAACCTTTAGTTCAGTAGCGTCAATCCTAGCCGCCTTATCAGTAATAGGCTCGGCAACTATAACGCTATCCGGGACAGCAGAGTTATTAGCTAAGGCATATTTAGCAGGTAATACAACTATAACGCTTAGCCCTACGGCTATAAGGTACGCAATTGGGTACATGTCAGGACTGTCAACCTCAGAAACAGAATTCTCAGCCGCGGCATTAGCTCAAGCAGTATGGGATGCGGCAACAGCCGCGTACGCTAACCCCGGCAGCTTTGGGCAGGCAATGGCTGCAGCAGGAAGTGCAGGTGACCCGTGGTCTACTAACATCCCAGGTGCTTACGTGGCTGGACAAGCTGGATACTTAGTCGGCAATCAAGTATTAACGGAGGACGACATAACTAAGATTGCAGATATTATCTTAAGACGTGCAACATCAAGCGTTGAGGCAAGCGCGAACGGCGATGCGCTATCAGTAAGAAGTCTATATGGAATGATAGCTCAAGGCACGCATAAGACAAGCATAGCAGGCGCAACTCTAACGATTACTAAATCAAATGAATCAACAACCTTAGGAACTAGAACAATTACAACAAGCGCTACAGCGGAACCAATAACGGGGTTGGATACAGATTAATGGCAGCAGTTTTTCAAAATTATTTACATGCGATTTACGGCTTGCCGGGCGGGTTGATAGTCACTAGTAACGTATCGACCGGTATAATTCATGGGAAGGCCAACCCTCACGCTGGCTTTCAGATTACACGACCTCCTCGAAATTTCGAAATAAAGAAAAAGTTAAAGAAGAAGCTTCAAAAACCTTTACTTGAAAAGCTAGAAACAAGACCGAGCGCACTTGAATATTCAGACGAGTTACAAAGAGCTGTTCTAGATCTAAAAGCACTATCAGAGGCAATCGACTTAATAGGAATTAAAATTGCGGAATTTAAACTATCGCAGCAAATGGAAGCAATAGATCGGATGCTAGCACAGCAAGCCCTGTTAGAGGTTCAGAAACAATCGCTGGCCATGGTTGTGTTAGAAATGGAAGAAGAAGAACATCTAATATTAATGATGCTAATGGATGATTGATGACAGAGATTAGAAGCAAGGTGCACAATTACGGGAACGATAAGGAATCCGATTGGCCAAGTCAATTCGGCACCGGAGGAAAGGGTTTGTATAAACGTTGTCCAGTAACGGGAGAGATGAAACTAGCACATGAAATAGTGCCAGACAGATATCATTATGTGATTCAAGACACCTTTAAAGAGCCTGTACAATCTATGACAGGATCGGATCTTATCACGGATTCTAAATCGGCATTAAGGCAAGATTATAAAAAGCATGGGTACGTAGAAGCCCAGACAACATATGAACGGAAGTCAGTTCATAACGATAAATTAGAGAGAGCGGCTGATAGAAAAGACGATATAGAGCGAGCTTACGCGGATGTCAAATATGACAAGATAAAGTTTAGTGATTTAGAAAAAGAAACATTTAAACGAGAGGACAGAGCATGGCAGGATTACCAGAAGAGACGGAAGTAGAAAATGACTATAGCGACGAGAATCAGGAAAATCAGGAAATCGAGAGCGCCGAGACCGAAGACCCGTATAAAAATGAATCGGCTGGCGAAACGGCTAAGCGTGTCTACGAAGAATTACAGCGTGATGGGGAGGCGGACGAGGAGGAGAAGCACGGCACTCAGGCTCTTCAGAATACGCCCCAAAAAACGATAGGCAAACGGAAATCTACAGGAACGGAGGACTTTGACCCTGAGCTATCGCCACCGGAGCGACTGAAGGTGCACGAGAAGGAGATGTTTAACAACTTACCTAAAGGCTTAAAGCGCGCCTATAGCCGTTCACTTAAAGATATGGAGGGTCTAACCGGCCGAACGCAGAACGAAGCAGCGAGACAAGCGGCTAAATACAGAGAAATCGAAGAAGTAGTAAGTCCGCTAGTCGTGGAATGGGGAGAGCTTGGACTATCACCCTCACAAGGGATGCGAGAATTAGTTTCCGCACAAAAAAGATTAACAGATCCAAAACTAGAGGTTAGGGAGAAGGCTTTTAGAAAAATGGCGGCTGGTTGTGGAATGCAGCATATCCTTAGTGCTAGTAATAATTCGAATGGTGGCGCTCAAGACGCTGCATCAGATATTTCTAATAATCCAGTGATTAAAAGATTGGAACATGAAAATTTACTATTGCGCCAGAAATTAGATCCGATAATCTCAAACCATCATCAGGCACTCTCGCGACAAGCGAGAGACGGAGCCAACGCTAACATAGCTTCCATGGAAGCAGTGCGCGATGAAGTAGATGCACGAACCGGCAAGTATCTTAGACCAGAATTGCACGACGATGCATTTATTGACCGAGCAGGATCGTTAGTTTCAGAGCTAATGAAGACCGTTCCGGGGAGAACAGCAGGAGAAGCATTAAGACTGGCGCATCTTGCTATTACATCCGGGAATCTTTATGCGGCTAATCAAACTAAACCCTTCGCCAACAATAATTCAAGTATTAATCAACGCGCCACACAGGCAGCAGTTTCAGTTCGAGGGAAGAGCGCACCGGTAATATCAACCGATGAACTCGGTGAGATACCGGAATCAGCTCTTAAGACTCCAACGGATACAGCTCGATGGGTGGCACAACGGCTATCAAGGGGATACTAACAACTTTAACCCCAAGAAGCTAAAAATAGCTAAGGGAGCAAAATAAAATGGCAGATGTAGGATTAGGACAACTAGCAACAGCAACAGGTCGCTATAGGTCGAAGAAACTCAGAGATGCAGTAACGGACGCGACACCGCTGATGCAAGCAGCTAAAGATAAGGGCGGTATTCGTAGAATCGCGGGCGGTCGCACAGTTTTAGATGAGGCTAAAACAGGAACAAATAGTACAACTTCATGGGTTGGGGAGAACGGCGTAGTGCCTTTGACGGACGCGAAGATAATTGATTCACCAGAATTCGATTGGAAATATCAATTAGCTGCTGTTGTCTGGACACTAGCAGAGAAATATAAAAACTCCGGCGCGTATCAGTATCACGACATCGTGGGGACTAAATTCGAAGTAGCCGAAGATTCCATGATGAACCAATTCCACGAAGGAATGCTATCAGCTGGTACAGGTTCAGGCGGGTTACAGCTCAACGGCTTGGCATCTTTAGTCTCAACTACACCAACAACTGGAACAGTCGGCGGGATTGATAGATCTAACGCCAACGCAGCTTGGTTTAGGAATCAGAAGTTTGACACGGCGACCGATTGGTCAGATGGTTCGGTAGATGCAGGTAACGTTAAACGCTTTTTAAATAAGGCATTAGATGCTACCTCCAGAAACTCAGCCTCAAGCATTGATTTATTTCTGATGGGTTCAACACATTGGGACTTCGCACAGCAGGCTTTTCAAGCCGTACAAGTAATTAACGATAATAGTGGCACTGGAAAGCTGGGGTTTGATAAATTAGTTTTTCGCGGCGTACCGATTTATTTCGGCGGCGGCGTTAACTTCTCGGGATACTCAGCGCTAACAGCTACTAGGACATATGGCTTATGCTTAAAACCAGGTGGCGTTAATCTTGTTTTCCACAACGAGGCTGAGTTCAGCATGTTGAACCCGGTAGAATCAGCAGACCAGGCAGCAATATCGAGGCTTTTATTTACGATGGCCGCAATGACCATCGGAGGTTTGGCTAAATTTAATTGGGTTGGATTCGATTAATAATAAGGAGATTTAATATGACAGATCAGATTTTACCAGGGGACTTGACGCAGGTTGACACGGTGGCTAGATGTGGGGTTGGAACCAGATATTCAGACCCTACTAACGGCAACGTGTGGCAGTATGTTAAAGCAGGCGGCACGATTGCTCAATATGAGTATGTAAGTATTACAGAGGATGGAAACTTTACCGCTGTTTCACTTACAACTACTACAAACCCAAACACTGAACCGTCGCTAGTAGGTTGCCTACAGGCTTCGGGTGGACTAACGAGCGGTAAGTTCGCGTTCGTTCAGCGTAAGGGCAGTCATACGGGCAAGTTTGCAGCATCTTGTGTGCAAGATGTGAAGATTTTCACAACTGCAACAGCTGGCGTAGTGGACGATTCATCGACAACTTTAATCAACGGCTTAAAACTTCTCACAACTATTGTAGGCGCGGCATCATCGCTAGCTCATGCAAGTGTTGAGATGACAACAGTCGTAGCTTAATAGATATTCTTTGGGGTTAGAGATAGCCCCAAATTTTTAACGGAGAAAAAAAGAATATATGCACATTAATGGAATTTTAGACCACTTTAATCTGCCAGAAGAAGCCGAGAAGGCACTTAGAACACAAAACTTAAGACAAACTAATTTAGGTGACGGGGTATCAACCTACTCTGGGCACGATAGCGGCACAGCGTTTAGCTTTGACCGAGTAGTAGTTTATAATTACGAGCGCTCACGAGGAAAACCTATACAGCTCTTTGATGAGATAGAAGTAGTCCGCTATTACAATGACGGCTTTAATCATCCGGTAGAGCAAGTAAGATTTTTAGCACCTGAATTACTTAACTTCGACCGAGAAGAAGTTTGGGGCAAGGATAAGTCGGGGAATGATAAGATAGTTAAGATTATAATAGGCGAAGCTGTAAGCGGTAAGTATTTAGAGGAATACAAGCGATTTAAAGCAGGCCTAACAGCTCCCGGCACAGCCCTAGCCAGATGGGGCGTACTTTCCGACAATCTTGTTGCGACGTTAGCGGCTAAAAGCGTTTACTCCGTTGAGCAATTGGCGGCTATGCCACGTGGCAAGATAGTCGGAATTTTTCCACAAGAAATTGTTGAAGCTCACGAAAGAGCGCAGCAATATGTAAACGAGAAGAGCGGTCGCTTCGAAGTAGAAAAACAATCTGCAGAAATAGATGAATTAAAACGAGCAGCAGATGCGCAGGTAATCGAGCTTCAAGAAATGCGAGCTTTGGTTAAAGAGCTAACAACCGTAAAGAGAACCAGGCGGAGACGAAGTAACGGACAGAAGCAGGTAATTATAAAAACAGAAGAAATTAAGGAGATATTGGAAGATGAGTGAATCAATGAAAAAAGTACTTAAATTATTATTAGCTTCTTTGCTGCTACCTATCAGCTTGGCCTACGGTGACACACAAGACCAGATTGTAAGTCAATTAATGGGGCGGGGCATGGCACCAGAATTGGCTGAATACGTAGCTAAGATTACAGTAACAGCAAGCGGAACGCGCAACAATGATACCTATCTAACATCGAGGAACGCTGCCGGAACAGCTAATATTGACGTGCTTAAAGTTGATGCTACCGATGACACCATAATTAACTCAGACGCTGCTGATGTGATAAAGCTACAAATCGGCGGTGACGCCAATAGGCTTTTTACTTTCAACGCGACAACTGACGCTGCCCATATCCTGACCTTTGGAGATGCTGGAGTTACGGCAACTCAAACTTTAGATATTGTTGGTTCAACAGCTAATGCAGATGACGATAGTACTCTTTGCCTGACCGGCGGCGGTGCTTGCGATGCCACTAGAGGGTCCTTCGTCTATCTTAACGGTGCGGATGCAGGTGGTGCTAATGCGGGTGATGCACAAATCACAGCAACGGACGATTTTTACATCGCTACCGGGACAGGTGGCTCAGTACGTTTAACTATTACCGAGACAGGGGCAATTAGCACAGCGTCAGGGATAACTCTTACAACTGGAGACCTTATTATTAGCGCATCCGGCGGAGCGTTGTCATTACAAGAAGCCACAGCAGCAACAGCGTGCATGGGAGTGACGGCACCTAACGGGACTACACCAGTAGCCGTAACAACTACATGTGCAACGTCAGGCTCAAGGGTTTTTTATTCGAGAAGCGGCGCAGTTACAAACAATGCGAGCATTACCACAACTACAGCACCAGGCGGTTCGGGTTTTTCATTCGCTAGCACCAACGCCGCGGACTCAGGTGGCGCAACAGTAGCATGGTTCATAATTAAAGAGTCGGCTTAATGAGACACCTATTAGCAATACTTAGCACCTTGGTATTATGCCAAGGTGCTATTGCTCAAGAAATTAATATACTTTCGAAAGTAGTAGAAGCGGCACCTACTATAGATACTTCAGCTTATTCAACAGGGGATTTAATAGGTGCGGAATTAGCGTTATTAGGAGCAGTTAGATCAGGAGTATCATCAGGCGTAATTGACTCTATAGAAATAGTAGATGCAGACAGGGAAACCGTAGATATTGATGTGGTTTTTTTTGACGCTAACCCCGCTGCTTTTGGTGCTGACAACGCAGCATTTGACCCCACAGACGCAGATCTATTAAATATAGTTTGTGTCGTAAGCGTGACTACTCACGTAGATTTTAATGACAACGGCGTGAGCATTGCTCGTGGAGTTAATTGCCCATTTAAATTAGCGCAAGGGCAAACAACTCTTTACGCTGCTTTAGTATCACGAGCAGCAGTAACTTACACTGCAGCAACAGACTTACTATTAAGAGTTGGAGTAAGACAGGATTAATGTGTCAGAGACGATATTTAGAATTCTGAGTATGAACCATGAATGTATTGGAATTAGTGCAAGCAGCATACGGAGAGATGGGGATACCAGAGCCAGCATCACTTCTTACGACAGGTGAAGACGAGATGCAGGCCAAGCGATTATTATACGCTCAAGCAAGGCATTTAAGGAATCAAAGGAGTTTTCCGCAACTAAAAAGAATTAAGACCTTAACGACTACAACGGCATCAACCTACCAACTGCCACAGGATTTCTTTGCAGCGATAGCAGAAACAGGATGGGATCGAACGAATAGGCATAGCCTAGGGTCTTCCGGCTCGGACATTGAATATAATCAACTAACTTACGGTTCGGGAATCGGCGGCGCGCCTTACAATTACAGAATCTTCGGGCCCGACTCGAATCCAAATAGCACAGGTGGGCAATTTAATATTTACCCAGCGCCTGCAAATAATACTTCTATCGGTTTTGAATACATCACTAAGACAATGTTTACCCCTCCGTATTGGACAGCGTCAGAAACAGGAATCACTTCAACGCCTGCAGAATATAGATTTGTTAATGAACTTATTTTAAAGGCTACGGCAATAACAACAGGGACAACAAGTACCACGGCACCAACAGCAGCCGGGGTGGATGGTGGAGTAACTTGGGCGGTAGTTAGCGCGCCCTACGAAACGATACTTGTAAATGAAGATTTAAGTCTTTTTGATGACGATATTATGATTGCCGGGATTAAATGGCGGTATAGACAATCAAAGGACCAGGAGTTCTCAAGCTTCTTAGCGGAGCATAACGCGTTAAAGGACAAAGCTAAAACCCGTTGGCACGGAAGCTTTACGGGCAGATTAGATAACAAGGGGGCTAATCTCTTTAGCGGAAGATTACGAACCCCTTATAAATCATGGAGTATATAGAATATGGCAACAATCCCACCAGGACGCAGTCCAGGACCGCCAGGAAGTAAATACGCATTCGTTGGTCCCAATTTTTTAAGATTCGCGGAAAATGGTAAGCCTCCAGTAGGATACGCCTATGACCC